CAGCAAATCCTGGAGTTCGTCATCGACCGGCTGCCGCGCTTTCGCGGCGGGGCGATGGACGCCACCGGCAACGGCGCCGCGCTGGCCGAGGCCATCGCCCAGCGCTACGGCACCGAGATGGTCGAGCAGGTCAAGCTCAACGACAGCTTCTACCTGGCGCACATGCCCAAGCTCAAGGCCGCGCTGCAGGACGGCACGCTGCGCGACCTGGCGCGCGACGACGCCCACCGCGACGACCTGCGCGCCGTCAAGCTCATCCAGGGCGTGCCCAAGATCCCGCGACAGGACACGCAGAGCGCGGCCGCCAAGGCCGCCGCGGCCGAGGGCGCCAGCAAGCAACGCCGCCACGGCGACTTCGCCATCGCGCTGTTCCTGGCCGTGTACGCCTTCTACCGCGAGGCCGGCGAGATCGGCTGGACGCCGGCCACGGGCGGCGCGTTCGACGAGTTCGCGGACGACGACGAACCGGCTTTCGCCGGCATGGGCGGGGATTGGTGATGGCCCAGGCACCCCAAACCGGCCGCCCAAGCCCCGCAAACCCGTTCCAAATCGTTCCGGAACGCTCGGGTGGTGCCGTGGTGCCTCCGGCGCTTCCGGCGCCTCCTGGGCCCGATTTTCAGAAGGGCACCGAACCGTGATCCTCGACGCCGACGGCAACCCCATCGACCTGCGCGCCATCCGCGAGCCCCAGACCTCCCGCGTGGCCCACCTGGCCGGCGAGTTCGAGCAACATCCGGCGCGCGGCCTGACGCCGCAGCGGCTGCACTCGATCCTCACCGACGCCGAGCTGGGCAACCTGCTGCGCCAGCTCGACCTGGCCGACGACATCGAGGAGCGCGACGGCCACGTGTTTGCGGAGCTGGACAAGCGCCGCGGCGCCGTGGCCTCGCTGGAGTGGGACATCGTGGCGCCGCGCAACGCCAGCGCCGCCGAGACCAAGGTCGCCGACCAGATGCGCGAGTGGGTGCGCTCGCTGCCCGACTTCGAGGACCTGCTGCGCGGCATGATGGACGCGGCGCTGAAAGGCTTTGCCTGCCATGAAATGGTGTGGCGGCTCGAGGAGCGCGTGCTGCTGCCGCAGATCACGTTCCGGCCGCAGCGCTGGTTCACGGTGGACAAGGCCACGCGCAACGAGCTGCGCCTGCGCGACGCGGGCAGCGCCGACGGCCAGGCGCTGCAGCCCTTCAGCTGGATCGCGCACGTGCACCGCAGCCGCAACGGCTACCTGGCGCGCGGCGGCCTGGCGCGCGTGCTGGCCTGGCCGTACCTGTTCAAGCACTACTCGATCCGCGACCTGGCCGAGTTCCTGGAGATCTACGGCCTGCCGCTGAGGATCGGCCGCTACCCCGCCGGCGCGTCCGACACCGAGAAGCGCACGCTGCTGCGCGCCGTGAGCGAGATCGGCCACAACGCGGCCGGGATCATCCCGCAGGGCATGGCGATCGACTTCCAGTCGGCGGCCGTGGGCTCGGACGAGCCCTTCGGCGCCATGTGGGACCGCATGGACGCCGTCGAGTCCAAGGTGATCCTCGGCCAGACGCTCACCGCCGGCGAGGGCCGCCACGGCACGCAGGCGCTGGGCGAGGTGCACAACGACGTGCGCATGGACATCCGCAACGCCGACGCGCGGCAGGTGGAGGGCACGCTCAACCGCCACCTGATCCATCCGCTGGCGGTGCTGAACATCCCCGGCGCCGACCCCAAGCGCCTGCCGACGCTGCGGCTGGAAACGCAGGAGCCGGAAGACCTGGCGCTGTACGCCGACGCGCTGCCCAAGCTGGCCGGCGCCGGCGTGCGCATTCCGGTGAAGTGGGCCAACGACAAGCTGCGCATCCCCGAGCCGGCCGACGGCGAGGAGGTGCTCAAGGGCGCGCCTGAGCCCGCCGCGCCAGACCCGAACTTGCGAAATGGCGCAATCTCGAAAGTCAAGAAGGCCGCGCTGGCCGCCGAGCTGCCCGAGCCGCACGACGCGATCGACGATCTGGTGGACGAGCAGCTCGCCGCCTGGCGCCCGCTCCTCGGCCCGCTCGTTTCGCCGCTGCTGGCCGAACTGGACAAGGCCGTTGCCCAGGGCGAAAGCCTGGCCGCGTTCGCCGCGCGCCTGCCGCAGCTGGTGCAGCGCATGGATTCGCGGCCGCTCGCCGACGACCTGGCGCGCGCCGCGTTCTCGGCCCGCCTGGCCGGCGAGGCCGATCTCGATCTGGACACCTGAAGGAGCCCACGCACATGCACCGCGCCCCGCCACGCTCAACGCCGCAGGAGATCGAGGCCATGATCGCCAGCGAGCACTACTTCACCGCAGCCGACGGCGTGTGCGGTGCCGGTGCGCAGCGGCCCTACGACGGCCCGCTGGCCTCGATCACCTTCTGCGTGCTGGTGCTTCACAACGGCCATACCGCGCTCGGCAGGGCTTTCTGCCACGACCCGGCGCAGTTCGACGAATCGACGGTGCGGGTCCGGGCGCGCAACGACGCGCTCGGCAAGCTCTACCCGTTCATCGCCTACGCATGGCGCGACCGGGTGCACCACCAATCTCAGCAGGGAGAGCCCGCATGAAGCCCACCATCGGCCGCATCGTCATCGTCGTCAACGTGCCGGGCAACGGCGCGCCGGAGCAGCCGGCCATCATCAACCGCGTCTGGGGCAAGGGCGACACCGCCGAAGGCCCGCAGCTGGTGAACCTGTGCGTGCTGCCCGACTGCGGCGATCCGGTGAACAAGGGCAGCGTGCCGCTGTACGACAGCCGCGAGGCCGCCGAGCGTTACCTGGAGACGATGGTCGGACACCATCCGGTCGTCGCCTACTGGCCCGACCGAGAGCCGCAGCCGCGCGCCGTGGCCATGCCGCTCGCGGCCTGAGCGGACGCGGCCCCGATGCCCACGCCGCTGCCGGCCGGCTTCAGGCCCGGCGCTGCTGAACCCAAGGACGCGTTCGACGCCTTCGAGCGCCGCGGCCTGCTGCAGCCGTCGTTCCGCTGGCAGGACGTGTGGCAGGAGGAGCACGCCGGCGCGTTCTCGGTCTCCGGCGTGGCGCAGCGCGACGTGCTGCAGCTGTTCCGCGACGAGCTGGACAAGGCGCTGCGCGAGGGCCGCACCGCGGCCGACTTCGCGCGCGCGGTGCGCCCGGCGCTGGCCGCCAAGGGCTGGTGGGGCGATGTCGAGATCACCGACCCGGCCACCGGCGAGACGCGCATCACGCGCTTCGACGATCGGCGCCTGCGCCTGATCTTCGACGTGAACCTGCGCCAGAGCCACGCCGCCGGCCGCTGGGCGCGCATCGAGCGCAACAAGCGCCGCCAGCCCTACGTGATGTACCGGACGATGCGCGACGAGCGCGTGCGCGCCTCGCACCGGCCGTGGGACAGCCTGGTGCTGCCGGTGGATCACCCGTTCTGGCGCCAGCACTACCCGCCCAACGGCTGGCGCTGCCGCTGCACCGCGTTCGCGCTCTCGGAGCGCGAGCTGCGCGAGCGCATCGCAGACGGCGAGCCCATCAAGCGCGAGCCGCCCCCGGAGACGATCATCGACTACGTCAACCCGCGCAGCGGCGAGGTGGCGCAGGTGCCCGCCGGCGTGGACCCTGGCTTTGCCTATAACCCGGGCCAGGTGCGCCTGCAGCAGCTCGCCGACCTGCAGCGCGCCGCGCTCGACGGTGCCGCGCCCGAGCTGGCTGCCGAGCTGGTGCGCAACGTCGTGCGCTCGGGCAACTTCGAGCGTTTCCTCGCCGCGCCGGTGGCCGACGAAATGCAGCCGGTGGCGATGCTGCGCGATGGCGCACGCTCGGCCACCGTGATGCTGCCGGCCGACGTGGTGGCCACGCGCCGCATGAGCGTGATCGACGCGCAGTGGATCCAGCTCGCGATCGACGCGGGCCAGCGCATGGACGAGGGCAACGTGGTGCGCTACGTGCTGCGGCGCGACGGCATCGTCTTCGAGGTGGTGCTGTCGGCTGCCGGCGGGCGCGGCCTGGTCGTCACGCGCTGGCGGCGTGAGCTGGAGGCTGCCTCGTGACGACGCAGATCTCGATCGAGGTCACCGGTGCGGCCGAGCTGCGCGACGCGCTGAACCGTGCGGTGCAACGGCTGGAGAGCCCGCGCGATCTGCTCGGCTCGCTCGGCGGTGTGCTCGAAGCGCGCATCCAGCGCCGCTTCGACAGCAAGCGCGACCCCTCCGGCGCTGCGTGGGCACCGCTGGCGCGCAGCACGCGCGAGAAGTACTTCCGCGAGGACACCAACCCGCGCGACGGCCAGCGCGCGCGGCGCGGCTCGCTGCTGGAGCGCACGCGCCGCATGCGCAACTCGCTCACGTCCAACGTGGTCGGCGACGATACTGTGGAGGTGGGCATGAACGCGGCCACCGACGGCGGCACCTACAACCTTGCGTTGCTGCACGAGTTCGGCACGCGCACCATGCCGCGCCGTGGCCTGTACCTGGCCGACCCGGACAGCGGCACGCTCGGCGCCGACGACGAGGCCGCGCTGATGGCCGAGATCAGCGGCTTCCTCGACGACGTGTTCGGTGCGTGACGTTCCGCACGACAAGCATTAAACCGGTTTAGCTGTGTTCATCGCGCGAGCGCGCCGACAGTGCGCACCCATGCGATTGATCTCGGCTGTGCTGGCATCTGCCTTCGCCCTCGTGCCCAACGGCGGCGAGGCGCAGCTGCTGCCCGCAGGCACGTTCGCCGCGCGCGACGGCCGGCCCGGCCCGGGCAAGAGCTGGCGCATCGACGACGCGCAGGGCGCGCGCCTGGCTGCCGACATCAACGCCATCGCATCGAAGACGCCGATCGTCATCGACTACGAGCACCAGACGCTGCGCGCCGAGGCCAACGGCCAGCCGGCGCCGGCGGCGGGCTGGATCACGCGCGTCGAGTGGCGCGCGGGTCAAGGGCTTTTCGCATCCGTCAACTGGACCGACGCGGCCAAGGCGCGCATCGCCGGCGGCGAGTACCGCTACATCAGCCCGGTCATCACGTCCGACGAAGAAGGCAACGTCGTCGGCCTGCACCTGGCCGCGCTCGTCAACCACCCGGCGCTGGTGGGCATGGAGCCCGTCGTGGCCCAGCTCGCCGCGCGCTTCAACCACAACGAACCGGAGTCCTCGATGACCCTGCTTGCTGCCCTCATCTCCGCGCTCGCGCTCAAGGCCGACGCCAAGGACGACGATGTCGTCACCGCCGTCACCGCGCTCAAGGCCAAGGCCGCGAAGGCCGACGACAAGCCCGCGCTGCCGGCGCCGCTGGTGACCGCGCTGGGCCTGAAGGAAGGCGCCGACGAGGCCGCCGCGCTGGCGGCCATCACCACGCTCAAGGGCGGCGACAAGGAAGCCATGACCGCGATGGCCGCGCTGCAGACGCAGGTGGCCACGCTGTCTGCGCAGATCGCCACCGAGAAGGTCACCAAGATCGTCGATGACGCGATTGCCGCGCACAAGCTCGTGCCCGCGCAGCGCGACTGGGCCATGAAGCTCGGCAAGGCCGACATGGCGCAGCTGCAGGCGTTCGTGAAGGACGCGCCGGTGCTCGAAGGGCTCAAGGGCCAGACCAAGGGCGAGCACGACCCGGGCAGCGAGGGCAGCGACCAGGACGCCACCGACCTGGCGCGCCGCGCCGCGCTCTACCAGGCCGAGCAGCTCAAGGCCGGCATCACCGTCAACGCGGCGCAAGCCGTCGCGGCCGTCACCGCCGCGGCCAAGAAGTAAACCCTCCAGGAGCACGACGACATGTCGAACCAGTTGCTGACCAAGCAGTTCGTGGCCGAAGCGGCGATCAACGCCTTTCGGATCGTCAAGTTCGGCACGACCGACGACTTCGTGGTCCAGGGCGCTGCCGTGGGCGACGCGCTGATCGGCGTCGTCGAGGGCGTGGCCCCGGCCGCCGGCGAGCGCTGCGACGTGGTCATGGCCGGCATCGCCGAGATCACGCTCGGCGGCACGGTCGCGCGCGGTGCGGCGCTCACCAGCGACGGCACCGGCCGCGCAGTCGCCGCGGCGCCTGCGGGCGGCACGAACAACAGCCTGATCGGCCGCGCGCTCGCCAGCGGCGTGGTCGGCGACGTGATCCCCGTGCTGCTGGCCCCTGGCTCGCTGCAGGGCTGATCACCACCACCTGACCACACGGAGAACCCGACACCATGATCCGCCCGTTCCCGATCAACCCGCAGCTGACTGCGATCTCGCTGGCCTACAAGAACCCCGATGTCGCGCTCATCGCCGACATGGTGCTGCCGCTCACGCCGACGGCCCAGGAGTTCAAGTGGCTCAAGTACGACCTGGCGCAGGGCTACACGATCCCCGACCTCAAGGTCGGCCGCAAGAGCTACCCCACCGAGGTGGAGTTCAGCGCCACCGAGATGCAGGACAAGGTCGTGGACTACGCGGTCGATGACTTCATCCCCAACGAGGACCTCGAGGCCGACAACCAGGGCGTCGATCCGCGCGGCACCGCGGTGATGTACCAGACGCACCTGGTGCAGCTGGCGCGCGAGATCCGCGTGGCCGGCCTGGTGTTCAACGGCACCAGCTACGACGCGGGCAACCAGACCACGCTGTCGGGCACGAGCCAGTGGAGCGACCAGGCCAACAGCGACCCGGTCTCGGCCATCGGCGACGCGCTCGACGTGCCGATCTACCGCCCCAACATCGCCGTCTTCGGCCAGGCCGCGTGGACCAAGACGCGCCGCCACCCGAAGCTGGTGCAGGCCATCAAGGGCACGGACCAGGGCGCTGGCATGGTCAGCCGCCGCGAGTTCGCCGAGTTCTTCGAGCTGCAGGAAGTGCTCGTCGGCGCCGGCTTCGTGAACACCGCGAAGAAGGGCCAGGCCGCGACCACGTCGCGCGTGTGGGGCAAGCACGCCGCCTTCCTCTACCGCGACCGCGTCGCCGGCCCGCAGGCCGGCGTGACCTTCGGTTTCACCGCGCAGTGGGGCTCGCGCCAGGTCGGCAACATGGCCGATCCGAAGCGCGGCTACAGCGGCGGCGAGACGATCCGCGTGGGCGAGCGCACGAAGGAACTTGTCGTCGCCACCGGCCTGGGCTACTACTTCCAGAACGCCGTCGCCTGACGCGCTACCCCAACCTGACGAAGGACACACCACATGGCCACCGCCAAGAAGACCCGCAAGCCTGCCGCCGAAGGCGCGAAGCTGTACGACGTGCTCAGCCGCCTGGAGCACGACGGCGAGCTGTACGAGGCCGGCGACCAGGTGCAGCTCGACGACCAGGTCGCTGCCGAGCTGGAGCCGCTGCGCGTCGTCAAGCCCGCCGCGGAGAAGCCCGCCACCTGAAATCTGCCTGCCAGCAGCCACCCCGCTGACGCGCGCACGGGCTTGCCCGCAACCTCTCCATGCCCGCCACCCAGTACGTCACCGTGCAAGGCCTGATCGATGAGTTCGGCGAGGACGAACTCGTCGAGCTGACCGACCGCGCCAGCCCGCGCACGCTGCAGGTGGACAACGACGTGGCGCAGCGCGCGTGCGACCGCGCCAACGCGGTGATCGACTCGCACCTGCAGGCGCGCTACACGCTGCCGCTGCCCGCGGTGCCGGCGCAACTGCCGTTCCTGGGCCGCGACCTGGCGCGCTACTACCTGCACGAGCGCGAGCCCGGCGAGGTGGTGGCCACGCGCTTCAAGGCGTCGATGCAGACGCTGCGCGACATCCAGAGCGGCGTGCAGCCGCTCGGCCTGGACGCCACCGGCGCCGACGTGCCGGCCGCCGCCACCGACCTGGCCGAGTTCACCTCGGGCGACAAGGTGTTTGCGCGGGGCATGGTGTGAGCGCATGGACGGACGACTCGCTCTTCGTCGGCCGCGCAATGGTCGAGCGCCTGCGCGAGAAGGTCTCGGCGCTGCGTTCGGTCGAGCTGCTCGACGAGCTGGACGACCGCGAGACCGAGCCCAAGCAGACGCCGGCCGCGGTGGTCATCCTCGACTTCCTGCAGCCGATCTCGATCGAGCCGGTGCGCGAGTCGATTCCCGTCGAGCAGCTCTGGCTGGTGATGCTCGTGACGCACAGCAAGCGCCGTGCGGCCGACCGCATCGCCACCGAGGTCGGCCCGCTGATCCCGGCGTGCATCAGCGCGCTGCACGGCTGGATGCCCAGGGGCTGCACGCGGCCGCTGGGCTGGGTGCGCGGCGGGCCGCGCCCGAGCTACGCGCCCAAGACCAACCTGCACCCGCTCCTGTTCCGCGCCCAGCTGCTGCACGGCGGCAGCTGACCTTCACCACCCACCCAACTCAACCCATCTAGGACTCGACATGCCTGACATCCAGAAAAGCTACATCGGCGTGGGCAAGGTGCTCGCGCGTGCCTACGGCACCACCGGCCGCTTCCGCTTCGTCGGCAACTGCAGCCGCGCGGTGATCGCGCACCAGCTCGACACCAAGAAGCAGCGCGACTACACCCGCGCCGGCGGCGGCACGCTCTCGCGCATCGACCGCATCGACTCGGTGGACGCGAGCTTCGAGCTGCTGTCGTTCAACCCGGAGAACTGGGCGCTGGCCGTGGCCGGCACCTCCACCGCCGTCGCCAGCGGCGCGGTGGCCGCCGAGAACATCGTCGGCTTCAAGGACACCACCGTGCCGCTGCAGTACCCGCCCAGCGCGGTGGCCAGCGTCGGCTCGCTGGTGCAGGGCACTGATTGGGAGATGAGCCCCTCCGGCATCTACTTCCCGCCGGGCAGCGCGGCCGTGGACGGCACCACCTACGCGGTGGCCTACACGCGCGCCACGCACACGCGCATCGAGGCGGTGCAGAACGCCGGCACGGAGCTGGAGCTGGTGGTCGAGGGCCTGAACGAGGCCGACAGCAACAAGGCCGCGATCATCAACATCTGGCGCTGGCTGGCGCCGGCGGCCGACGAGCTGAGCCTGATCGGCGACGACTTCGGCAGCCTGCCGTTCAGCGGCGAGGCGCTGAAGGACGCGACCAAGGGGGCCGGCCTGTCGCAGTTCTACCGCGCGCTGATCGTGACCTGAGCGTCACCTGACGCACACCGACACCGGCCACGCGCTGAACACGCTCTAGCACCGCCGTGGCCACCAAAGATGTCGGCATCCGACTCAAGGTCGGGGCGGATGGGCTGGAGCTTGTCGGCGCGCTTGCGCGCGAAGTGGAGGCCCTGGGCGGCGACGCCCAGGCCGCCACCGCCAAGGCCGCTGCGCTCGCGGCCGAGCTGGAGCGCCTGGGGGCCGAGCGCGACGCGATCGAGGCCTTCGAGCAGCAGAAGACCGCGGTCCTCGAAGCCGGCGAGGCGCTCGACGACGCGCGCGCCAAGGCGCAGCAGCTCGCGGCCGAGATCGGCGCCACCATTGCGCCGACGCAGCAGCAGGCCGAGGCCTTCGAGCGCGCCAGCGCCGCCGCGCGCGAGGCCGATGCGGCCTACCAGGCCGAGCTGGCCGCACTGCGCCAGCTGCAGCCCGTGCTGGCCGCGGCCGGTGCCGCCACCGACGGCCTGGCCGCGAGCAGCGAGCAGCTCGACGCGCGTGCCGCCTCGCTGGCCGACGAGCTGGAGCGCCTGGGCCGCGATCGCGCTGCAGTCCAGGCCTTCGAGCAGCAGGCCGTGGCCACGCGCGCCGCGGGCGAGGCGATGCAGGCCGCGCGCGCCGAGGCCGAGCGCCTGGGCGCCGAGATCGCCGCCACCGCCGCGCCGACGCAGCAGCAGGCCGAGGCCTTCGAGCGCGCCAGCGCCGCCGCGCGCCAGGCCGAGAGCGCCTACGAAGCCGAGGTCGGCGCGCTCGACCGCCTGCGTCCGTCCCTGGCCGCGGCGGGCGTGGCGGCCGAAGGCTTTGCGGCCACGACCGAGCAGCTCGATGCGCGTGCGCGTGCGCTCGCCGGCGAGCTGGAGCGCCTGGGCAACGAGCGCGGCGCGGTCGAGGCCTTCCAGCGGCAGCAGGCCGCCGTGCAGGCCGCCGGCGACGCGATGCAGCGCGCGCAGGCGCAGGCGCAGCAGCTCGCACGCGAAGTCGCCGCCACCACCGCACCGACGCAGGCCCAGGCCGCGGCGCTGGAGCGCGCCAACGCCGAGGTGCGCGAATCGGCCACGGCCTACGACGCGGCACGCGCGCAGCTGCAGGCTCTGCGGCCCGCGCTCACCGACAACCAGCAGCAGATCACGGCCGCGCGCGCCGGCCTGGCCGCGCTCACGCAGGAAGTGCAGGCGCAGCGCAACGCGTTGCGCGACGGCGTGGACGAGTACGAGCGCCAGGCCCAGGCCGTTCAGCGCGCGGCCGAGGCCGGCGAGCGTGCGCGCGCCGAGCTGCGGCAACTGCGCGGCGAACTCACCGACGGCTCGCGCGCCTGGGGCCAGCAGGCAGCGGCCGTGGACCGGGCTGCCGCTGCGGCGCGCCAGGCCGACGGGGCCTTCGACGCCGAGCGCGTGTCGCTGGAGCAGCTGCGCACGCAGCTCGTCGGCGCCGGTGTCTCGGCCGATGCCCTAGCTGCCGCAGAGGCGCGCGTGCGCAACCAGGCGCAGGCCGCGCGCGACGCCACGGCGCAACTGACTTCCGCGCTGCAAAACAACGCCGGGGCTTACCGTGCCACCGGCGACGCCGCCACGGCCGCAGGCTTCAAGCAGATCGCGGCAGCGCAGGCGGTGCAGCAATCCATCGCCGGCATCCAGACGCAGCTGCAGCGGCTGCAGAACCTGACCGCGCTGGCCATCGGCGGCGGCCTGTTCGGCGGCCTCATCGGCGACATCTCGCGCACCAGCGACGCCTACGCCAACCTGCAGGCGCGCATCCGCCTGGTCACCGGCGAGGGCCAGGACTTCAACGCGGCGTTCGAAGGCGTGCAGCAGATCGCGCTGCGCACCAACACCGCGCTCGACACCACGGGCACGCTGTTCGCACGCATCGCGCAGGCCGGCCGCGCCATCGGCGTGAGCAACGCCGAGGCGCTGCGCCTGACCGAGACGATCAACCAGGCGGTGCAGGTCACCGGCGCCGGCGCCGCGGCCGGCAACGCCGCCATCACGCAGCTCATCCAGGGCCTGCAGAGCGGCGTGCTGCGCGGCGACGAGTTCAACTCGGTGATGGAGCAGGCGCCGCGCCTGGCGCTGGCGCTGGCCGACGGCCTGGGCGTGACCACCGGCGAGCTGCGCAAGCTGGCCGAGGCCGGGCAGCTCACGGCGCAGCAGGTCATCGGCGCGCTGCGCGGCCAGAGCCAGGCGGTGCAGGCCGAGTTCGACCAGCTGCCGCTGACCATCGGCCGCTCGCTCGAGAACCTGCGCTCGCAATGGCAGCTGTACATCGGCGCGGCCAGCGAGGGCAACGGCGCCAGCCGCAGCGCGGCCGAGGCGATCCAGTTCCTGGGCAACAACCTGGAGACGCTTGGCAACGCGCTGCTGGCCGCCGGCCAGGCGGCGCTGGCCTACAAGGCCATCGAGCTGGGGACGACGCTGGTGCGCTACGCGGCGTCGGCCGGTACCGCCACCGCAGCGACCACGGCCGACACAGCAGCGACAACGGCGAACACGGCCGCGCGTGGTGCGAACGCGCAGGCCACGGGCGTGGACACCGCGGCCACCGTGGCGAACACCGCAGCGACGGTGGCCAACACCGGCGCGCGTGCGGCCAACGTGGCGGCCATGCGCGAACTCGGCGCCGGCCTGGCCGGCCTGGCGGCGAGCCGGCGCGCGGCGACGGCGGCCGAGACGGCGGGGGCCGCGGCGTCGGTGGCCGCTGCAGCGCAGACGGCGAATCTCGGCGCTGCGGCAGCGCGCACGGGTGCGCAGGTGTCGGCGCTCAGTGCCGTCACCAGCACACTCGGCCGCGGCCTGGCCGCGGTGCTGGGTCCGGTGGGCTTGGTCATCGGCGCGGTGGCGAGCCTGGACCTGCTGCGCGACGGCTTCAAGTTCGTCGGCACCGCGATCGGCGAGGGCGTCGCCAAGCTGCTCGGCTACGGCCGCGCCACCGAAGAGCTGGAGCGCACGCTCAAGGCCGAGGCCGAGGCCGCCAAGGCGTCGGCCGCGCAGAAGGCTGCCACCGCGCAGGCCGCGCAGCTTGCGGCAGAGAAGGCGCTGCAGCTCAACCGCGAGTCGCGTGCGCTGATCGGCGCTTTCAACGAAGTGATCGCCAAGGGCGACGGCGTGGCCAAGGCACTGGAGGCCGTGCAGAAGGCGCTGCAGCTCGGTGACATCCAGGGCATCGCCAACGCCATCACCGCGCTCGACGCGCTGGAGCGCAAGGGCCAGATCACTGCCGAGCAGGTGCGCCAGGCGCTCACCGGCGCGCTGGAGGGCATCGACCTCGGCGTGTTCCTGACGAACGCGCGGGCGGCGTTTGACGGCACGGAGCAAGGTGCAAGGCGGCTGCAGGCGGCTATCGACGCGGGCCTGAACGAGGCGATCCGGCGCACGGGCGTGGACCTGCGCGAGCTGCAGACCGGCGTGAGCAGCGCGGCGACGAGCGCGATCAACGACTTCGACCTGCTGACGCAGAGCGTGGGCAAGCTGCGCGAGCAAGGAGTGGATGTCGGCCGCGTGCTGGTGGCCTCGCTAGACAACGCGCTCGCCGCGGCGACGACGCAGCAGGCCGTCGATGCGCTGACCGAGCGCGTGCGGGCGCTGGGCGATGCGGGCGAGCTGACGAGCAACCAGGTTGACGAGCTGCTGCGCCGCGTGACCGACCGCGCCAGGGAGCTGCGCGACGCCTTCGAAGACGCCACGCCGGGCCTGCAGAGCTTGGCCGAGGCCGCGCGCCGCGCCGGCGTGGACATCGACCAGCTCACCACCGGCGTGGGCGAAGGCTTCAAGCGCGGCATCGACGACATCGCGGCGCTGGCGCAGGAGATCAACAACGCGGGCATCAGCGCGCAGCGTGCATCGCCGCTGCTGGCCGATGCGCTGGACCAGAAGCTCAAGGCCGCGGGAACGCGCGAAGAGATCGAGCTGCTGCGGCTGGAGACCGAGAAGCTCGGCCGCAGCGGCAAGCTGCTGGGCGAGGACTACGCCGACGCGCTCGACAAGATCAAGGCCAAGGCGCGCGAGCTGGATCCAGTGCTGCAGCAACTGCAGAACGACGCGAAAAGCCTGGGCGTCACGATCAAGACCGAGACGACGCGCAGCGTCGAGCAGGCGGCGCTGGCCTACGAGCGGCTGAAGAATTCGGGCAAGCTCAGTGCCGAGCAGCTGCGCACCGCGTTCGTAAACTCGGCGCGCGAGATCATCGCCGCCAACGGCGGCATCGTGCCGGAATTCGTGAAGGTCGAAGCGGCGCTGCGTGGCGTGAACGTCACGGCGGACAGCACCGGCCGCGTCATCGTCGATGCGTTCGATGCCGGCGCGCGCTCGGCAGGCCGCTTCAAAGACGCGACTGAGGCGGCGACGGCCTCGCTCATCGAGAACGGTGCAGTCAACCGGCGCAACGCCGAGGTCACCAGAGAGATCGAAGAGGCCGAGGCAGCGCGCCAGGCGCGCAACGACGAAGCGCTGCGCGGCGAGGTGGCGACGGACTCGTTGCCGCGCGAGCAACAGTCGCTCGGGCCGCAAGGCCGCTTCGGCGTCACCACCACGGCGATCACGCGCGGCACGCAGTTCTTGCCACCGGGCGCCGTGTACACGGACCCAGGCAACCCGGGAGCCGGCTACTTCTTCCCTTCGGCCTCAGGGGGCGGCGCCGGCGTGCCGCTCACGCCTGCGCCCGCGCCGGTACCGAACCGCGAGCCGATCTCCGACCAGCCGAAGAAGAAGCCCGAGGCGCCCGCGCCTGCGCCCGAGCCGAAGCCCGCCGCTGCGCCCCCGCCTCCTGCGCCTGCGCCGCCTCCTGCTGCGCCCGCGCCGGCACAGCCGCCGACGATCATCATCGGCGCGCCGCCGGGGCTGCCGCCTGCACCCGTGCCGCCGCCGGCGCCCGTGCCTGCGCCGCCCCCTGCGCCTGTGCCCCCGCCGCCGCCAGCGCCCGTCGCGCCGCCGGCACCAGCCGTTGACTTGGCGCCCTTCGTCAAGAGCGCCACCACGCTCGCCGAGCGCCTCACCGCGCAGACGAACGCGCTCGGCGCGCAGACGCGAGCCGTCGATCGCCTCGTCGAGGTGCTCTCTACGGAGGACGCAGAGCGCAGCACGCCGGCCAGCGCAGACACCGTGCTGCGAGCGCTCGAAGCCGCGCAGCGCAGCGCCGGCGTCAACGCCGGAGATCTCGAGCGATGGCCTTTGAGGTAATGCCCACATGCCGACGACGCTGACCGACGGTGTGACCACTGCGAACCTCTCCGACGACATGGAGTGGGTGGACGAGTTTTCTTGGGCGCCCGTGGCGCAGGAGCGCTACCGCACGCTCACGGGCGCGCAGTGGCTGTTCGAGGCCGAGCTCGTCGAGGGCCGCCCGATCACGCTGGTGGCCAGCGACGACCGCGGATGGATCTCGCGCGCCGACGTGGAGGCCTTGCTGCTGATGGCGTCGGGCGCCAACTCGGACCTCACGCTCAGCCTGCGCGGCAACGACTACACCGTGGCGTTCGACCGATCGCAGGGCGCGATCGGCGCGCGCGCGGTGCTGCCTCTGGCCGACGTGGACCCTGACGACGCGTGGATCGTCACGGTGCGGCTGATCACGGTGTAGAGCGATGCCTGTCACCAGCTCCGACATCGTTCTGTTCCCTGGCGTGCGCATCGGCACCGGTGCCACTGATGGCGGCCCGCCGCGCTGGTGGCCTCTGCCCGACGGCGTGGCCAACAACCTCTTCGCCGACATCTCGGCGGCGCAGCGAACCGCCGGCTCGACGAGTGTGCACAAGGTCTTCGTCGGCATCACGAACAACGACAACGACTCGCTGGCCGATGCGGCTGCCTACATCAGCGACAACCCGGGCGACGCCGACACCGACTGCCTGATGTTCCTGTTCGGTGGCCGCGACTCGATGCGCGCCCAGACGACGGAGGCGCTCTACGCGCAACGTCCGGGCGAGACCTATCCGAACGATCCCTTCCGCGCCGCCGGCCCGGTGCCCGACATCGGCGCCACCATCACCGGCGGCGGCGGCTCTGCCACCATCGCGCACGGCAGCGGCTTCACGGTGGCTGCAGGCTCGATCCTCGCGGTGTTCACGCGCAACGTTGGCAGCGCCGGCTTCACGACGTTTGGCGCGGTGCCGCAGTACGAGCGACGGCTGGGCACGCGCTGCATCCTGCTGGTGACGGCGCTGGGCGCGGCAACGACGATCTCCTACACCGGCTTCACGTTTCCGGCGCGGGCGATCAGCTACACCGTGCTCTGGGGCACCGACGACTTCGAGGTGGGCGACGACGGCACGCCGACCTACGCGCACATCGTGCCCAAGGACTACGCGGCCAGCGCGATCCGCACGGTGGGCCTGGCCAGCCTCACGAGCGCAGCGGCGGCTGCTGCGACGACGCTGCAGGTCAGCCGCGTCACCGCGCAGCTCGTGCCTTTCAACGGCACGATTCCGGTACCAGGCTATGACAACGCGGAGCTGAACGGGCTCAATTCGACGCTCGCGCCATTCGACGGCCGCGTGCCGATCTTCAGGCCGCAGCAGCAGGTGATCATCTTCGAGGGCAGCACCAGCGAAGTGCGCACGGTGCAGCGCGTGGGCTTCGACGGCACCTTGACGCTGACTGCGGGCCTCACCAACAGCTACACCACGGCTGCGCGCGTGAGCGCGCTTCTGCCCGCCGGCGTGACGCCGCAGGCCACGGGCACGGTGCGCTTCTCGCAGACGGCGTGGACGGGTGTCTTTGGCGACACGCTGATCGGCACCAGCGCCGGGGCGATCTACACCGGTACGGTGGCGGTGGTCAACCAAGGCGCGGCGACCCAGAAGTGGGCCGTGGTCTTCTCCAGCACGACCGCCTTCACGCTATACGGCGACACCATCGGCGAGGTGGGTACAGGCACGACAGCGGCCGACTTTTCGCCGCTGAACTCGGCCACCGGCGCACCGTTCTTTACGCTGTCCGCCGCGGGCTGGGGCGCACCGGCGGCGGGGCACGTGCTGCGCTTCGACACGGCATCGGCCACCGACCTGGACAGCGGAATGTGGGTGGTGCGCTGCGTCAACAGCGGCTCGGCGACGTTCGGCGCCGATTCGGTGACGGTGTCGGTGCGAGGCACGAGCGGCGGCACGGTGATCGGCTCGTGCGAGCTGCCGTGGAGCGACGGCGGTGCGGGCGCCGGTGGCGCGGGCACGCCGCCGCCAGGTGGGCCGCCGCTGGTGAACCCGGCGCCGCTGCCGCTGCTCAGCCCCAACGGAGCAATCCCGGCGCTGCAGACCTACCGCCTGACACACACCGTCGAGGTGTTTGACGACGATACCGACGATCTGTTGCCGGTGCAGCGGCTGCGGCTCGGCATCGACGACGGCAGCGTCTGCTGGACGCTGAGCGCGCAGGGCGCCGAGCCGCTGTACGCCTGGGCGGCCGAAAGCGCGACGCCGCGCGTGGCGAGGGTCGAGATCGACGGCATCGTCTGGCGCTTCGTCGTCGAAGGCGTGGGGCGCTCGCGCGCGATCGCGTCGAGCGCAGTGACGATCACCGGGCGCAGCATCGGCATGCGCGCCGGCGAGCCCTATGCGCTGCCGCGCAACTGGGTGAACCAGGGCGCAACGACGGGTGCGCAGATCGCGACCTTTGCGCAGGAGACCATCGGCACGAGCGTGGTGTGGGCGATCGAGGACTGGGTGGTGCCCGACGGCGTGCTCACCTTCGCCGGCTCGCCGCTCGCGCTCACGCAGTTCGTGGCCGAGGCCGTGGGTGCGCAGGTGCTGTGCGACCGTGCCACCGCGCAGCTCTACGCCATGCCGCGCTACCCGCTGCTGCCCGAGGAGTGGGCCGCCGCGACGCCGAACGTGACGATCGCCGCCGAAGCCGTGCGTGCCGATGCCTTCGAGCGCGACGACAAGCCGGCATACGACTCGGTGTACGTCAGCGGCCAGCAGCAGGGCTACATCGGCTACGTGGTCAAGGCGGGCGCGCCAGGCACGGCGCAAGCGCCTTTCACGACGCATCTGCTGATCACCGGAGAGCCTGCAGCGCGCATGCGCGGCCGCGCGATCCTCGCCGCCGGCGGCCGCCAGGCGCGCGAGACGCTGGCGCTGCCGGTGATGACGGGTGCAGGGCAACCGGGCGTGCTGAGCCCGACGCAACTCGTCGAGGTGGGCGGCGCCTGGCGCGGCGTGGTGCGCGCCGTGAACGTCGCGGCCGAGCTGCCGCGTGTGGAGCAGACCGTCGTGGTGGAGAGACGCCTGTGAGCTCAAACATCTTCAGCCGACTCGCGCGTATGCTGCCCGACGCGCCGGTGCAGGTGGGTCGCGTGCTGGAGCATCACGACGACGACACCTCCACCGTCGAGCTGCCGCTGGAGACGCCGAGCACGGTGATCGGCGGCGGCCTGGCGCGCGGCTCGATCATCCGACCGCGAGGCACGACGGTGCCCGTCGGCGGCTGGGCGTTCGTGCGGCGCGGGGTGATCGAGACGCGCGCGCCGGATGCGTTGCCGTTGCCGATCCAGGTGGGGGAACCAGCGGCGCCGCCAGAGCCCCCACCCGAGATTTTGGACACCTTCACCGGTGCGGCAGGCACCAACATGATCGAGCACGACGGCGAGCTAAACGCGGATTGGGTCACTGTCGAAGGCAACTTGACCGGAGTCCTCCTGACGGGCTCGGGGCAAGCCCAGTTCTCGTCGCTAGGTGGGTCGCTGTTTGCGCGAGGCAATTGGTTCCCCAACAACATCGACGCAACCTACTTCGAATTGGAGTGGACGAAGAACGCCGACGCTGGCAACTGGAACAACCAACCTTCTCTTGGCGTCTGGGCGGGCCCGTTCTTTGGTGGCTCGGTGACGTTCTTCGCGTCGATCGGCGACGGCAACTCCGCTGATTACCCAGACTACTACGACAACCTTCTGTTGTGGGTGACCACCAATTCGCTACCTGTCATTGGGATCGGGAGCGTGGTGGATACCGGCATCTCAGTCTCAGGCACAGGTTCTCACGTCCTTCGAGTTGAGCTGAACGCCAATCGGACGCAGATCAAGGTGAGTGTCGATGGCGTTGTGCTGTTCACCCAGAGCTTCGGCTCATCGCTGCTGTCGCTTGAGCTTGTAGGTTGGTACTTGGGCGCGCCACCAGCGCCGCGCAACGCAGTTTTCTCTTTGGATCGATTTGCCGCGGGGTACCTCGCTTGAAAAGGAGTCTGTGATGAAGAAGTGGGTGAACCTCGCTGTAGTCGTGTTCGTCGTGCCGGTTGCGGCGCAGACGTGGGCGCCGCTCGCCGGGGAAGGCGCGGCGTTTACTGTCCCGGTAAGCACGACCGTCCGCTACGGCGCCGGCACCAGCTGGATCACGAAGACGATGGCCGGCGCCGGCCAGTGCACCAACGAGTTCTTCGGCAGCGACCCGGCCTTCATGGTGCGCAAGGTGTGCGAGGTGCAATCGACGCCGGTGTCGGTACCGCCGCCGGTGGTGACGGTGCCGCCGCCACCGCCGCCGCCCGCGCCGCCCAAGTGCTGGCCCGCGCAGGTGCTCGGCTGCGGCACCCCCGCCAGGACGGTGACGATCAAGCCCGATGCCACGTCGCCCGCGGGCGCCGAGCCGGTGGCCGCGCTTTGGTGGTACTGGCCCGACGAGCTGGAGCCTTCCGGCTGGCGCTACACCACGCTGATGTGTCCTGAGAGCAAGCTGCACGAGTGCATCGCGCAGGTGCCCAAGACCACGGCAGATGCGCTCATGGCCGGATGGAACGCGAACCCGCCCAAGCCGCCTTCGGACATCGGCATGGGCTGGGCGCACACGCGGCTGATCGCGCAGCACGTCGTGCCGGGCACGCCGCCCAAGCCGGTGGTCGTGGCCGAGACCTGGGTGGTGGCCAAGGCGCCGAGCACGGCCCGGCCGGCTGGCACGCGACCGGTGCGGCTGTACGTGCCGCCGGCCACGCTGGTGGACGCCTACAACGAGCGCGCGGCCGAGGGCACGCCCTGCAACTGCTCGAAGTTCAAGCTGGCCGTGGGCAGCTCGACCTGGTGCGACTGGGGCCCGAGCGGGCAGCACGCCGCGGTGTGCGTGAAGCAATGAGCGCGCTGATCGACGAGCACCACCAGGCGCGCACCGCTTTCGTCTTCGCGTGGGCGCACCGCGCCTTCGATCTGCTGTGCGACCTGGAGCAGGTGACGGCAGCCTGCGCCGACCGCGCGCGCTATCTTCGGCTGCTGCAGCTGCTGCGCGAGCACAACGCCCAGATCAGCGGCGGTCAATGGTGCGTCTGCAAGCCTTTTGAGCCCGGCCGCGCGGCGGTGCTGGTGAGCCAGCGGCGCACGCACGTGCTTCTCTCGCCAGCAGCGCAAGACGATCCATTAGAGGTGAGGCCGCCGTTGATGGACGAGCACCAGGCGCTGGCCGCCGAGGGCCTGGCCGCCAAGCCTGTGCAGACCGAGCGACCAACGCTGGGAGACATCATCAAGCCTGTGCACGCCGAAGGCCCTGCCACCTCCGCGGAGGCGGGCCGATTGCATCACGGAAGGACTCGCGTTTGGCCTCACCGATCGTCCCCTGGATAGGTGGCAAGCGCCGCCTCGCCGACACCCTGCTCGCGCGGTTCCCGGCGCACAGCTGCTACGTCGAGCTGTTCGCCGGCGGCGCGGCGCTGTACTTCCTGCGCAACCCGGCCGAGGTGGAGGTGCTCAACGACATCAATGGCGACCTGGTCAACCTCTACAGGGTGGTGCAGCGCCACCTCGAGGAGTTCGTCCGGCAGTTCAAGTGGGCGCTGTCGAGCCGCGAGGTCTTCCGCTGGCTGCAGGACACCCCGCCCGAGACGCTGACGGACATCCAGCGCGCGGCGCGCTTCTACTACCTGCAGCACAACGCCTTCGGTGGCAGGGTGGACGGCCAGAGTTGGGGCACGGCCACCACAGCCCCTCCAGTGAACCTGCTGCGCATCGAGGAGACGCTCAGCGCGGCCCATCTGAGATTGTCCGGCGCCTACATCGAGCGTCAGCCCTGGGCGCAGTGCGTCGAGCGCTACGACCGGCCCCACACCCTGTTCTACGCCGACCCGCCCTACTGGCAGACCGAGGGCTATGGCGTGCCGTTCCCGTGGCCTGAGTACGAAGCGCTGGCCGCCCGCATGGCCACGCTGCAGGGCAAGATGATCGTCAGCCTGAACGACCACCCGGACGTGCGCCGGGCCTTGGCGGCCTTCGAGATGGAGGCGCTGGACATCGACTACACGGTCGGCGGCGGCGCCCACAAGGCCGCAAGGCGCGAGCTGATCATCTACAGACTGGGATCGTCAGGAGGAGCCGGCGGGGCTGTTCTAGGCGCCGGCGAGCACAGATGCTGGCCGTGGCCGGTGGTCGGTGCGGTGACCACCAGCAGGCTGCCAGGCACCGCCTCGGCGTCGATCAGCCGGGCCTTGGCCTCCGCTTCCGTGCACCGCCAGGAGGTCTTCCGTCGGCGCCCGGTGCGCGGGCAGGTGTGGTGCCATTGGTACAGATGGAGCGGGTACATGGCGCCGATCTTTGGGCCGCGGGCAGGCTCACCACACGCGCCACCGGCAATTCGTTTTCCTGCCAAGCAACGACTTGCGCGGTCGATTTATCTCATTTGGAACGCCGATTTTTCTCAGCGCGCATCAGCGGCAACGACAATCGCCGCCATGTCCCCTGCCCCCCAGGCGCCGCGCGCCGTGCCGCTGTCCGATGCCGAGCTGGACCGATTGCAGGACCTGCTCGACGCGTTGCCGCCCAGTTG